TGCGGCAGCTTATCGAAGCTATCAACGCTGGCGCAACAGTGGAACAGGTGAAAGCGGAGTTGGAGAAGATATTAGCATGACTGAACTTATCACAGTGATTCTGATTGTCGCAGCCTTCGCCCTCGGCTGGCAGTCTGGCGCAAGTCGGCAGCGGGTAGCAGATAGGCTAGACAGATACCTGGGGTTGCGCTAATGGCTATTGCAGGCGGCGCTACAGTCGCTTATCGTTGTCGTGTCGTGGACAATGTATTAGTCCAGGCAACCACAACCTATCCATCGTCAATGTGCGCAAGCGTGGACGATGCCATTGCGGCACTCGCTAACGGCGACACTGTGATTGTGTCGGGACACGACAAAGCCGAGCTTAATAGGCGACTGACGGCGGCTGGCGTGAGTTTAAGAAATTAAGGTTCAAACAGTTAATAACGCTACAAAGTGACGATAACCTTTAATTATCAGAAGTGATTCCAGCTTTTGCACAGGTTGCATTTTTAGGCGGATGTAATGTATCTAATGAATGACGATAAATCGAAATTTATGTGCGGTTGCTGTAGGGCCATTACAACTGTTGAAAATATATTGCAAGCGCCAAATCCATTTAACGCTAACTCTGAACCTATTTGTGGTTGCCCTCATTGTTTTTCGGTAGAAGATTTCGAACGCATCTGTGATGTTGATGGATGCTCTAGTGCAAACGTATCAGGAATGAAGATAGACGATGATTACAAGTTTTTGTGTCGTTTGCATACACCGGATTTGAGTAAAAATAATGGCACTGAATAGCAAGCAACAGATTGTTTGGTCAAACGAAAAGAGAAAACTTAGCGACCTGATTCCGTGGGAACGAAACCCACGACAAATCAAAGATAAGCAGGCGAAGCTCTTAGCCGAAAGCTTTAATGACTTTGGGCAAGTTGAAACAATCGCCATATCTGCCAACGGTGACATCTACAATGGTCATCAGCGGCTATCTGTTCTTGCTGGCAAATATGGCATGGATTACGAAATTGACGTTCGTGTGTCTAGTCGTGATTTGACAGAGAAAGAGCGTGAACGACTGACGGTATACCTTCATCGTGGCGCAACAGGTGAATGGGACTACGCAGAATTAGCAAATTGGGACATGAGCGAGTTGTTAACGTGGGGCTTTGAAGAGGGCGACTTTCCGTTTGATGTTGCTCCGGCGACGGATGACGAATGGGGAAATGCGCTAAATGGACTACCCGACGAAGACCGAGCTCCGTTCCAGCAGATTACCTTTACACTACATGATACGCAAGCAGAAAGCGTAAAGGCAGCACTGGTTATTGCGGGCAAGCTGTCTGATTTTGCTGGTAGCGAGAACGAAAACAGTAACGGTAACGCATTGGCTTTTATTTGTGAGACATTTATAACCGAACATGGCAACAGCTAAAGATATTATTTTGCGTCCCATATCATCAAAAGAAGCTGGTGATTTAGTCAAACGGGTTCACTATTCAGGAAAGGTTGTGCAGAATAGTCAGTTTCATATAGGTGTTTTCTTGAATGGCAAGCTAGAAGGGGCGATGCAGTTTGGTCCGTCTTTAGATAAGCGAAAAATACAGGGATTAGTCAGGGATTCACTTTGGCACGAATTTATAGAATTGAATCGCATGGCGTTTAGTGATGCGCTACCACGAAATAGCGAAAGCCGAGCAATAGCCATTGCAATGCGGATACTAAAAAAACATGCACCACAAATCAAATGGGTGATTAGCTTTGCCGATGCTACACAATGCGGCGATGGAACGATATACCGTGCAAGCGGTTTTGTACTTACAGGGATAAAAAAGAATACGCAGGTGTGGGCAGCCCCAGATGGTTCGAGATTCTCTCGAACCAGTTTGACGGATAACCGAAGCAAAACACAGCAGCTTTCCGCCCAAAGAGTGATTTCCCTTAGTAACGGTAACACGGGAAATCACTCTTTGGGCGGAAATGGAAGCGCATCCATGAAGCAATATGAGGATGCAGGCTTTGTTCCTTTGGATGGATACCAACTACGGTATATTTATTTTATTGACCAATCATACCGACAACGGTTAACTGTGCGAGAAGTGCCGTTTAGCGAAATTGAAAGGTTGGGCGCATGTATGTATAAAGGCGAAAAGCGCAATCATGCGGATGTAGGTTAACGGCAAACCGCTAGTCAACCAGACTATAGATGGGAGTTCAATTCTCACCCGTCCGCTCTATACACACAGGCAAAGAGCCCATATTGATTGAACTAGTTATACAGGTTAAAACAAGTTAAAAATGAGTAATCCAACTGGAAAAGGTGGTTTTGGTGAGCGAAAGAATAAGATAAACCGAAAGGGGAGACCGAAGAGCTTTGATGCTGCCCGTGTACTCGCCCAGTCCATTGCGCACGAGACTGTCACGAACAGCAAAGGCGAGACGGTCACAGTTACAGAAGCTATCCTTCGTCAGTGGGCTGCAAGCAAAGACCCACGATTGCAGATGTATTTTTTTGAGGTGGCTTATGGTAAAGTGCCGACAACTAGTAATGTCAATTTGGATGTTACAAAACTAAGTGATGACGATTTACAGCGAATCATTAAAGGTTAAAGCGGCGGCAGAGCTAGAGCTAAGACGAAGACGTGTTAATAAAACAGAATCGAATCCATTAGAGCAGTACCGCTTTGAGACTGTACGCTACATACGTGAGAAGCTAGGCTGGGAACCGTGGGCAGGCGATGCCGAACACCCTGGACAGGTAGAGGTAATAGCAGCGTATGAGCTAGCATTACGCCAGTTGCACGAGCGGGACGATTACGAACAGGGTGTGATTGCGGAGAACGATTTGCAGTACTGGCAACCTGGGCAAGTCATCAAAAACCGTATACGTGTTGAGGCTGGACATACAGTAGGTAAGACAAAGCTGGCATCAGGTATCTTCTCTCATTTCTTTGACACCTGTACACCTTCAATCATTTACAGCTTTGCACCAACGGCATACCAAATTAACAACTTGCTATGGAAGGAAATCAGAGCAGACAGAAGAAAAAATAACCTACCTGGGCGTGTATTGAAAACTCCACGTTTGGATTTTGGAGATGACAATCCAGACCATTTTGCGGAAGGTAGAGCCACACAGAACAGCGATACGGAGTCGGTACAGGGGCAGCATGGTAAGTACCTGATGTTTATCGTTGACGAGGCTGAAGGCGTTGCCGATTTCGTGTATGATGCGATTGAGTCTATGACATCGGGTGGCATCGCTATTGTGTTCATGTTGGCAAATCCACGAACACGCATTAGCCAGTTTCATAAGCAACGTGTGTATAGTGATGTGGCTAACTTTCGCATATCGTGCATCTATCACCCCAACGTGTTAGCCGATAAAGAGCTAGTGCCTGGTGCGGTACGTCGGCAGTATGTCGAGACGATGCTAGAGAAACATTGCGAGATTGTAGATAGGCATGAGCCAGACAATCACACGTTTACATTGCCGTGGCGTGATGGTATCCATAGACCAGATGCAGAGTTTTTGTTTCGTGTGCTAGGTATTGCACCATCTAACCTGTCAGACAATACATTCGTTACGGTCGGCAGATACGAAGCGGCATGTAAAGCGCAGTCGCAGAACGTGGGTGATGATACGCTGAGGATAGGCGTAGACGTTGCTAGATACGGTACAGATAACGGAACAATCTATATCAGGTGGAAGGATGTAATCTGGCGGCATTGCTCCATACAGGGACAAAACACAAACCGTTATCGTGATGAGATTCGCAATGTGTGCGCAGCGCATAAAGCGAAAGGTGCAAGGCGTTTACATTTACGTGTTGACGGCGGCGGCGGTTACGCATCGGGCATCATTGATCCGTTGAGGATTGATATCGATTTCAACGCAATGTTTGATGATGTTGCAATTGTCGAAGTACACAACAACGGCACGCCATACGATGTGAAAAGCTACGCCGATTTAGGTACGGAGATTTATGCAGAAGCCGCCGAAACGTTGAAGGGGTGCGTGATAAGGAATGCCCCATCATTGCTGGAATCTGATTTAACTGAGCGCACGTACACATTTGTAAACAAGTCAGGGCGCACGGTGAAGAAGTTGACGGAGAAAGAGAAGTTCAAGGATGCCAATGGGCGCTCGCCTGATGACGGTGACGGTTTTTGTTTATGCGCAGCACCAGACGTTATATTTAGATACATGAGTCCAGCGGGATTAGTTGATTTTGCGTAGGTAAACCATAACCATGTTAACAAGCGATAACTTCAACGAAATTGTAAAAGTTGGGCAAACATGGCGATTGCATTACAACGAAGGAAACCGCAATAACGCTTTGCTTCACATCCGTGCAATCGTGGATGACGAATACATAGTTGTTCGTGTGTGGCATAATGCGCAATGGAAATATAGATTAGAGACTATTAGCTCTTTTATTGCTAGTTCGCAGGCTGGGTATTTAATATTAGAGAATAGTTGACGGCTAATGACAATTATGGATTACGAATGGTATCCAGACGATTACAATAATTACTTTTTAGAACAATGGTACTGTGATATTGGAAATGCTCAATTGTGCATAGGGAGACGGGGTATACTTGGATTGATGTATGGACACATTTATATCACAGTAGGCGAACATCTTTACGAGTATGGTAATTTATTGAAACGAAAACAGGTCACTGATTTTGAGTCAGCAAAACGACATGTCGAGAGTATATTCGATAAAATGCTAGATACAATGCGTAGCACTATTTTTGATGGCTAATGACAATTATGGAACAACTCACGAACCGACAGAAAGAGGTGATGTCACAGATTGTTACAGGCGCAACACAGAAACAGGTTGCGAGAGAATTGCAGCTATCACCGAACACTATACGTAACCATCTGGCAAGCGCACGCAAGGCGACAGGGTGCGTATCGACTATAGAATTAGCTGTTAAGTTTTATGTGGAGACTACACAAACCAATGGATAAAAAATTACAATACAGAGAATCTTATTAAGCAAAAACTTAGTACATAAGTACCTATTGTAATTTTCATTTCATCCGCTATAATTTCTATAGCGGATTTTTTATTTTCAACGGACAACACGAATGGCATTGTTAGACGGCATTGCGAGACGACTAGGATACACGAAAGCGCAGGTGAGTGATGCGCCTACATGGTTGCGTGCTGATGCTGAGTCGGCACAATACACAATACCCGATAGAGCATTGCCAGAGGCACAGCTAGAGCTATACCAGCGTTTGTCGTGGGTACAGATAGCCGTTGCGGCGGTAGCAGAACAGGCGGCTACGACAAAGTTCAACGTGATGGCGATGGATGGTGAAGATACAGACGCTATCGAGAATCACCCGTTTGAGATGTTGCTCCGCAAACCAAATCCGTTACATAGCCGTTTCGAGTTTCTAGTATCCACTGTTAGTTGTCTCGCGCTGACAGGTAACTGTTACTGGTGGCTCAATCGTAGCAGCGAGAAGAACACGCCTGATGAATTGTGGGTGTTGCCTCCGCATAAGGTGAAGCCAATTCCAGATGGGCGCATGTTCCTTCGTGGCTATATGTATGAGCCAGACGCAGGCGTAAATGTTCCGTTAGAGGCGCATGAGGTTGTCCATTTTCGCAAGTGGCATCCGCTGAATACGTTTGTTGGACTATCGCCTATTGAATCACTCGCCACAGATGTTGAGGGCGAGATGGCAATGCAGAAATGGAACACAAACCTTTTCGCAAAGGATAACGCCAAAGTACCAGGTGCATTAGCGTTCGCTGACCCAATCAATGATTCCGATTGGTCACGCATGAAAGACGAAATCAAGCGGGAACATGGCGGCACAAAGCGTAGCCTGATGATGTTGCGCAATGTCGGGCAGGGTGGTGTGCAGTGGGTACAAATGGCAATGTCGCAGAATGACATGCAATTTCTACAGGCACGCACGTTTACCAAAGAGGAAATCTTTGCCATTTATGCGCCTGGGCTATCGTCCATTTTGGCAGTCAATGCAACGGAAGCAAATAGCGTAGCGGGTAAGTCAACGTTTATCGGCATGGGTGTATACCCTAAGCTTGTGCAAATTGCCGAGAAAATTACCAACGACATTCTACCATCATACGGCGATAACTTAGTTGGCGAGTTTGAAGACATTCGACCAAGTGACAGACTGTTAGCATTGCAAGAGCAGCAAGCCGCCGAGCGTGTGCATACGGTGGATGAAATTAGGCAGAAGTTCTACAACGAACAGCCGATTGGTGATGAGCGTGGCGCTTTGCTTGTAGTCGAAACTAACCGTATGTCGCCACAGATTGAGCAGCCAGCGCCAGAGCCGATGTTGCAGCAGCCTGGAAACAATGCGCAGGCTAACCAGAATTCGCAACCAGACAAGCCGCCAAATGATGCGCAGCAGCAAGCGCAACAGGACAAGCAAACGGTAGCTAAAGATAATCAGAGCGGAAAGTCTGCACTAAAGACAGCGCAAGTAAAAGTATATACTAGTGTAATGGTGTCGTTTTTTATGCCAACCGATATTGCAGTTCAGTTAGCCGAATTGCAAAGATTACTTCCAGTTTCTGCAGAGATTGTACCGGCAAGCGAATTGCATTTGACGCTTGACATTATCGGCAAGGTTGACGAGTACGACGAAGCGAGACTGTCACATTTGAAGGACACGATCAACCTATTTCTCTCTAACCGTCAACCTCTTTTCGGTAGATTAAATGGTTTGGGTAGATTTCACAATGCAGATGTAAGCGGAACTGATGTAATTTACGCATCATTTGATAGCGTAGATTTGCCTGAATTTAGACAGTCACTAGTTGAGGCGTTGCGCTTGGCTGGGTTCGAGTCGTCATCTGACTATGGATACCAGCCACATGTTACACTTGGTTATGTAACGAAAGACACGACAACTCCGATGTTAGCATTACCTAAAGATGAGATGTTTTTCGATCAACTGTATCTTTCAATTGGTGGAAATACATTAAGTTTTATATTTGGTAAATTTCACGAATTGTTGCCAAATCCGCTTGGCTTTCGTCCTACAACTGATGCCGCTAAACGTGCAGAGGTGAAGGCGTTTAAGGCGTGGCTAAAGAAGCGACCGCAAGCTGACATTCACATGTTTAAGGCTGAGTATCTTACACATGATGAATTGCACGAGATCGCCGATGACATTCGAGGAGTGGCGACCGAGCAGCCTTTTTTTACGCTACC